CCAGTTGGCTATTAAACCTCTTTACCCTAAGGCCCAATTCCCCCGCCCGGGCAATCTCACCGGTCATACCTTCCGAAATCTTATCTCCAAAAGCCCACAGCTCGTCGCATTTTTCTAATAGCTCTAAGCCCAAGTCCAAACCCACAGCCCTTTCCTCGAGAACAGTATCATCAAGGAAAGTGGTGAAGATAACATGAGGAGCTAAAGGGATACCGCCTTGGCTGTAAACAAAGCGGGAGTAGGCGATGGCCTTTTGGATGTTTCTTTCTACATCTCCCCGGAGCGGAGAGCAGACATAGATGACAGGTCTTCTCCGCTCCTTGTCCACCAGCAGCCGGTTTAGATACCACCTAGCCTTTTGTAAATCTTCCTCCCCGGCCTTATGTTCAAAACGGGAGAGGTATTTAATGACGTTTCCTGCTAGGTAACCCTTAAATTGCTCCTCAGTGAGCTTGGCTTTAATAAAGTCAATAGTTTCTATGCCACCTGTCATGTAGTGGTCAGGGTTAATTTTATCCATGCTTCTCCCCCCCTCTTTAAGCGATTTTGCGTTCAATTACCGGCAAAAGGCCCCTCTTATTTTTCAAAAGGTCGTAAAGGAACAGTCGGCCTTTTTGTGTCCAATAGGTATGCATGACACTTCTTTCGGCATCAATGGTGTGGGTCTTGGATTGGGTATAACCTTGATCGGCATAGTCCTGGTACAAAAGCCAGGTGTTGCCCATCTTATACTGCACTCCTAATTCGTGAAGCAGCTTATTCATGGCCCGGCCTGACATGCCGTAATCCTTAGCAATTTTGGTGATGGGAACTAAAGATTTATTTTGTACAATCAGATCATAGTAAGAAGCTTTAGGTCTTAGCTCGCCGATAATCTGCTTCTGTTTGGCAGTCTCCAGCTCCAATTGCTTGGCTCTTTCTTTGGCCTGCTTGTATTCTGTAAACAGCTTAATGCCCAAGTCAGGATTATTTAAGATGTCATCAATGAGGGCATCAGTGGCATACAGCCCAAATTTCCTTATGGAAGGCAGCACCTCATCAAACACCCATCTTTCAAACTGCTCTGCTTTGGGTAGATTGGAGCGGATAATTAAACGGTAAAGATCGCCTTCGGGGATAAAGTTCGTCTCTTGTGTTCGACCTAGATTATCGATGATGTCGTGTTTCACGACCCCACGACAATGACGGGATATCGCATCTCTGGTATTGGTGTATCCCAAGATGGCAGCACACCTGCTAGCGGGGAAGTATTCTTTACCATTGATAATTAAAATACTTAACTCCCCAAATTCTTTATGGTTAAATATTTTCATATCTCTCATGAATGAAAACCTCCTAATCTTTCATATAGTAATCACTCTCAAAACCTTCTGCCTGCAAGGGTAGCCCTTGTGCCCAGTCAATCGGTTGGCTCATGATTGCCTCCACTTCTTTAAGTGAGCCAAAGCCATAAGGCACATCCAACACCACCTCGTCATGCACATGAAATGCGATTTTATAGCCGGCGGCATCCAGCCTTAGGAGAGATTCGGCCAAACAATCTCTAGCAATGGCCTGGACAATATTTTCCGTGATTTTCCCCCCATAGGTATCGATCCGACACCATTTGCCCAGCTCCACACCTTCATAGGTCAGTTTATCTTTGTTAAAGCGTTCATCTAGTTCAATCCTGGGCCTCACATAAACTAGACTCCTACCTGAGGGCAATCTGATAAATAGCACTCCGCTTTTGTAATAAAATTTAAGCCCATATCGCATATTGACCGCTGTTCTATCTTTTACGGCTCGAATAGCTGCTTCTTCCACGTCCCACCAGAGTTTTACGATATTCGGGTTAGACTGCCGCCAAGCTGCAACAATTTCCGGCAGCTCATCCTCTGATAGCCCCATGCTTAAAGCTCCCATGGCCTTTAAGGCTCCAACGCTACCCTGGTAGCCACAGGCCAAAGTAGCAATTTTACCTTTTTGCCGCAGCTCGTATTCCGGGTTACCCCGAACAATAAGCTCCATCGGCACCCCAAACATCCTGCTGGCGGTCATCTCATAAATCTTGCCATGCCCCTTGAAGGTATCTATAACCCACTCCTCCCCTGCCAGCCAAGCAATAACCCGAGCTTCAATGGCACTAAAGTCTGATATAATAAACCGGCATCCTGGAGAGGGAATAAAAGCTGTTCTAATGAGTTGGGATAATACATCAGGCACACTGTCAAACAATAGCTCCAGAGCTTCATAATCCCCAACCTTGAGAAGCCTTCTGCCCAAGTCCAAATCGCTCATGTTGTTTCTAGGAAGGTTATGCACCTGCACCAGCCTCCCCGCCCAGCGTCCCGTTCGGTTGGCTCCATAGTATTGCAACAACCCTCTAACCCGCCTATCCTTGCATACTGCCCGTTCCATCGCTTCATATTTTCTAACAGAAGTTTTGGACATATCCTGTCTGAGTTCCAGCACCCGCTTCACTGTCGGATTGCTTATTTTGGCTAGCAGTTCTTCCACATTTGCTTTGGCCAGGCTTTCCACTTTGATACCATGTTCATCTTGAAGCCATGTCTTTAACTGGGTAGGGCTATTGGGATTTTCCAGCCCGGTTAAATGGGTGGCTTCCTTCATCAATTTCTTCTGGTAACCTCCATCGCATTGAATGGCGTTTTCCACCAGCCTTTGGTCTACCCTAACTCCGTAGTCGTTAATGCGCTGGTCGAGGTACCATAACCGCATTTCCTTTTCCGGCATCGGATAGCGCTCTAGCCTTTGCCGAATGGCCCTTTCCACTTCCACATCTTGTTTGCAGTAAGCCTTAAATAAAGTCCACTTCTCCCTATCGTGGTGGGGAAGGTTTCTAGTTCTGCCACCGTTAGACTTGGTCGGTTTACAAGGCATTGAAAAGTATCGGATTAGCGCCTTCCCCTCCTGCATCTTTTGAGTGGATAGATTTAACACTTTAGCCACCTTCTCCAAACTTGTCGGTAGACCCAAGGTTAAGGCATGAGCTTGGCTGCAGTACCACTGCTGGGGTGGCATTGGTATGTTGAGATATTGCGCCAGACAAGTTCTCTCGAAGTTAGCATTAAATGCTGTTTTGATTACAGTTGAGTTCGTTAAAGCACTGATAATCTCATCTGGGATGGCCTCATTATTAGCTAAATCGATAACCTGCACTGGGTCGTTATTAAAGGTATAACCAAACAATAATATGGTGAAATCCGCCGCCTGGGTGTAAGCGTAGACCCCACATCTGGCGAGGTCTACGCTGCTGTAGGTTTCGATATCTATGGATAGCATGCTATTCGAGAATGTCGAGAGCATCATCGGCCAAGAGTTCAAAATCATCTTCAGGCTTGGATCTGCCGCCTAACGGCTCACCATCTTCGAGCTTTTGTAGGTTTTGTAAACCTGCGGCAATACCTTTATTCCCGTTGACGTTGTAGGCATAAAAGATAATACTGGCCCTGCCATAGCAACCTGAATAAAACTCAGTCGGATCTAAGATAGGCTCAACATTTTTATCTACGATTCCAGGCTTAATGAAACTATTGGCATTTACAAAATAGCTGTCAGCATAGGCTTCATCATCAGATCTGTCGGTATCTCCATCCCGTAAGGGAGTTTTAAGATTGGCTGGGATTTTACCGCCAAGCTTGGCAAGCCCCTCTTTCTTAGCTATTTCAATAGCAGCCTTAATCTTTTTTAATGTCTCTTTATCGCTTTTGGGAATGATTAAAGAAACCGAATACTTGGGGTCACTGCCGTTTACTGATTTTGGCTCCCACACATTCACATATGAAAATCTAACCTTACCGGTTATCACTTTAGTTGACATCTATATTTCCTCCTTAAAATCAATTTCAGCTGTGCTTTTTATTGCCGGTCGTTTATCATCCACACTGACCAGCTTTGGTTTCCCAGGGGGCTTTTTAATGTATGGCCCCAACAGCCCATTAAACTGCTCCCTGCCCACCAGCCGTTCCATGGCCGTAATGCCCAGCAGCTTTTTGGCATAGATCTTGTCCTCACCAAAGCCTGCCGCCATTAAAACTTCTGCCGCTTGAGCTTCGTCTTCATATCGCCGGTAGCTTCGGCCCTCAATCAGCTTGTATCCTGGCCATTCCTTGTTATGATTTACGGCTTGGTCTAAGGCGTAAGCCTGGACATCGCTAACCCAGCTTTGTAGTGCATCAGCTATTGCCATGACTTCAATGATCTCCTCGTCGGTTAAAAGAGGCGGCTTTTTGAAGTCATGCTGGGCGAGCTTCATATGCTCGTCAGCCCTGGCTCGGCAGGTGAAGCGCACTTTACAAAAACGGCAATGTTCGCCGGGTTTAAACTCGCCCTTACCATTAGAGGCTAACGCTGCTTTTGGTTTGGCAACACTCTCTCCCCAGTTAACTAACTCGTCCACTCCCATTTCATCAGAGGAGATACTATCCAACCTAGGTTGGTGGATGGTCATTTTTACGATATTGATGTCATAGAGGACAGAAAAATGATTTATAGCTCCTAAGGCATAAAGCCGCATTTGGCTGTTATCTACCGCTGAAACTTGCACCCCTCTTCCAAACTTAAGATCTACCACTTCCAGTACATCATCAGTCACCAACACTAGATCCCCGGTGCCAAAACCCTCTCGCACCCAGGGACTGTAATCCAGTTTGGCTTCCAGAAGCACTACTGCGTCTTTGGTGCGAGCTTTTGCTTCATTGATTTTTTCAATGGCAAAGTCCACATAGGTTTGCACATCGTCCTCTAGTTCTTGGCTGTAAAATTTGTCTTGCTTTAGCTTTTTAAGTTTGCTCTCATACTTAAGAGCAGTAATGTTTTCTAAGTAGCGGGCTAGTTTAAGCTCAGCCAAAGCATGGGCAAAGGTGCCTTCCTGGGCGTACTCACTGGACTTTTCTTCTATCTCAGCTTCCAACTTGGCCGAGGGTGGACAATTAAGCCATTTCTCGGAGCCAGAAGCAGATAGTAATGCATGGCCCAGGCCAGCCTCTCTTGCGCCTGAAGCGCAATTCACCTTCTGTCTTGCCATTTATACTCCCTCCGCATCTTCACGGAGTGCCGGGTATTTTTCTTCTGGAATGTCTGAGAGCTTTTCTCCACCATGTCTTTGTAAAAGCGCCTTAACCTCTGCTTGTTTGCCCTCTTGCATCAGTGCCGCCAGCTTTGCTCTAACGTCCTCTAGAGTAATCTCCTGTAGAGTAGTTGTTGTTTCTTTGCACTTGGTTGACTTTTCTTTTGCCAGTTTTTCTATGCTAGTTGCCAACTTCCTAAGGTCCTTTGCAATATTTAAAACAACATCATCTATCAACTTCTTTCCCTCCTTTACAACTTTTTGGCTTCTTGGTAAAAGGCCATATAGTCTTCCGGGTTTACCTCCACCAATTTCCCTGCCTCATATTTTTTGAGTAACGTTTTAATTTCAGATACTCTGCCTTTTTGCATTTTCTCTGTGAGCACGATGCTAATGTCCTGAAGAGTGATCTCATCTGGATCTAACTCACCTTTTGCCAAGGCACGATATCCTGCCGCAAGTCTTTCTAATTCCTCTGCTAGTGCAAAATGCAGTTCACTCATGACTCCACCTTCTTTCCTTTAACTACTCAGAGCAAAATCTTTAATAATGCTGTTCATCACCATTAGGTCGTTGCCGGAAAGGTTAGCACTTAATCGTTCCAACAGTTCTTGCTGTTCAGGTTTTAGATATTTCTTGTGCAAATAATAGCCATCTGCTACCCTTACACCTCCGCCATAACGACCCCGGATGGTTTCTATTGGGTAAGAAAGCGATAGGATGTCAATGTCGTTTTTAATTGTTCTGACACTTACACCAAACTCAGCAGCCAGATTAGCCATAGTGTCTTGCCTCCTGCGGCATAAGGCTTCTATGATTTCCATCCGCCTTTCATTTGGCCCCATCGCTTTCTCACCCCCCTTCCATTTGCTCTGTGACTAAAGAGTAAATGTTAAATATGCAGGTCTATTTCATATTTAGAAAAGTATTTAAAACAAAAAAATAGCCAGATGAAATGATATGTGCTAAGGAAATCACCCCAAAACACATTTCATTTCAATCCGGCTATCAGACAGCTCACGTGGGATTGATAAAGTATTAAATTGTTAGGAAACTTTTCTTAGTTTCTTTTTGTAAATTGATTTTGCTATACGCCTTAGATCTTTAACATCTTGAGGCTCCAAATATGGTTCTAGAATCCATTCTAAATTTATGTCTATGGGCTCGGCAACATCTCGGCATTTTGCTGAGATAAAAAGGGCCTCTTCCTTAATTAGCAAGTTAAACAACAGTTTGTTATGCCGTTTATTATTTTTGAAGACCGTATGTCGAACCTCTTTTAGTAGCAAAGGCATACCCCCTTTCTTATCCTTTTTTGTTTCCTTGAATTCATTATAGATATGCACTTTTCCTTTACGCCATATACGCCATCTAGCGTAATGAATGGTAAAAAAATATAGCTTAAAACAGGGAAGGTTGTAAATCATCCTTCGCCACAATAAAATCAAATTTACGCAATTTAATGAAGGCCGCTTGCTTGGATACCCCATATACCCCTGCTATTAACCTTGGGAATTCCTCCTCAGCAAACCAATCGTGCTGCCAATCAATTCCGGTTATTACTCTGCCACCAGTAATACCATTTAAATTAAGTATTTCTAAAGCTAGTGGTATAAAGGTAGACTTTGGCATGGCTATGGCTGATGCAAAATAATCGGCTTGGTGTTCCCGGAAATCTTCAGATGTTACAAGCGCCTTTTTCCGCCCGAAACTTTCGATATTATTGTGGCGGCAACATACAACTGGCCTAATCTTAGGCTTTTCATCTTTAAAAAGGGAAAGTTGCCCACTATTATCAGGTGCAGTAAAGACACCAGGATGAAGCCATAAATGGCCCCCTTCATGCAACCCCGTAAAAAGTCCCAGCCCTTCTTTGCCTTCCTGCATAACGTAATTATCAATTACGATGGTTCGGTTCGTTAATTTTCTTACCCCAACTCGACAGTTTTCTCGGTCAAAAACCTTTATATACTCTTGATCATTAAAAGCTGTAGCACCCCAGATTGGTTTATCTTCATAATAGATGTCCATGAATTCAATATTGGCGCCAAGATATGATTCTAAAAAATGTAGGTGGTTGATTGGTGTAGGCTCTTTTAATAGCTGTGGTTTGTAGTCTGCAAGCAGCATTTCAGCCAACTCATCAATTTCGGTATCCTTTAGGATAGGGGTGTTATCTTGTTTATCCATCTTGCTCCATCTGAATTCAATCACTGTTTTCCTCCTTTCTTCTTTTCCATGTCTCTAATAAATGTTTTCCAATCCTCCTCATCAATTACCCCTGCCTTA